TTACTGGGTAAAATACTAGTGCTACTTCAGACCCAACTGTGAACGCATTGGCTGCGCCTGATGTTGCGTCATCTGTGAAGTTAGCGTCTGCTGAACCTTCCCAAGCTAACAATCCTGCTTTATTTTCTTTCCATACTGACCCCATGTATGCACACTCTAGCGTTTCTGCGTTTTGTGATACATTCCATGCTGTCAACATAGCTATGTTTGTGCCTCCTACTGAGAGAGCACCGTCTTTTCCTGCGTAACATGCCATATCATTTTCTCCTGATTATGTATTATTTAATTGGTAACAATATTCTACAGTGAATATCATTCTACAACTGGCAAAAGGTGCACTTTCCCCAGTCTCTACAGTCTCAACTCTTGTGAGCCTAATATCTTCAACAGTGTTAGTCAAAGTTCTGTCTGCCATTAGTGTATTTTCAATAGCCTCCACAGCAATGTTCCGCTGTGTATCTCTTTCTCTTCCACCAATAACTAAAACAACAGCAACTTCCAATACACCTTCACGCATCAACCCAGTTGAACCCATTGTCATAGTAATATCATCAATGTCTTCATCTGTGGTTTCAACATATACGGCTGGAAATGCTGTCTTGGCAAGTTCTTCAATCACAATTGGATCACGTTCAACTTTGCCAAGTTTTACACTACGTTGTGCTTTCAGTAACTTAGTAATCTCTACTAATATATCTTCACGGCGTGCCATTATCTATACAACCTAGTTTGACTTGCTGTAACTATATCTTTGTTAACATCAATAGTTCCATCATCATCAAAATCATATTTAATTCCAACACCAAACTGTAATTCCCATTCATCATTATAGCGTTCTTTGTAAAACTCTATTTGTTCTCTGAATGGATCACCTTCTGGTCTAAACGTTGAAAGTCTTGGTAGTATATAGGCATACATTGCTTGATATACAGTAGTCTTAGTCCACTGTGCCTCAACTAATTTGCTACTAACAAACTCAGTCCTGCTATAGAACTTGTTCCACCATTTAAATTGAATCATGTTGATAACATCAGTTTCAGCCTTGGCCAGTTCTTCTGTCCAATCATCAACTCCTTGTTGGAAAACTTCCGGAGCGTATTCTTCTAAATTTGTATTTGTTGCAAATGCCATTTTCTTCTCCTGTTGAATAACTAGGGACCTAAGCCCCTAGTATTATGCTTTGAGTTGTATTATGCTGCGTCCTGAACAATAACACCACGTGTTGCGTCAATAACGCCCACTTGGAATGCTGTTGAGGCTACAATATCTTGTCCAACTGCTGCTGCACGTCTCTCAGCTTCAAGTCTAACACCACCTTGTGTTGCAAGTCTCATTGCATCATTTGAGAATACTGCAAACTTAGTGTTTGTTAGTGAAGTGTTTGTGTCATTCAAGTATGAACTTGTATAACATGGAACACCTGCAATTGTGCCAATAAAGCCTGATTTCATTGCTGCGTTTTGTGTTTCTGAACCTGCAAATGCTGATCCGGCTACTGCACCCATAAACTGGTGATATGCTGCTGCTGAAACTACACATGTTAGTGGTCCGTTGTCACCAGCTTCTCTGATCATACCAACTGAACGGTAGAATTGATCTAAGATAGTTGCTAAATCAAATTCATCAACTGTTAAGCCAGCCATTGCTGTTGATACCATAGTATCTACTTTTGCTGCAATTGCGTTACCCATAACTCTACCCATGTCATTTGCGTTAATACCGCCAATGTCACGTAATGTAGTTCTTGCTGCAATTAGTTCTAAATCAAGGTTAACTGCTGCTGCACCTGGCTTAAGAACAGTTAAGTCTACGCCTGGATCTGCTTCAGTAGTAATTGATTGAGCTGCTACTGCATCTAGTTTTGCTACTTTAACTGAGTCTGAACCTGCTGGAACGTCTACAGTTGGAATCAATACACCAGGAAGGTATAGTGAGTTTTCTTGTGCAGCAAAGATTGTTGCTGCTTGTGTTGGGACCATTAACTCTGGTAAAGAGAATCCTGATCCATATTGGTTAGTTGTTGCCATAATATTTTATCCTTTATATTATAAAATTAAACTTTGCCTTGTGCTTTGAGTTTTTTGTATATTTCTCTATGCTCTGGCTTGTTTAAGTCAAGTTGTGCTAGATCCAAACTCTGTGGATCAGCGTTATTTGTATTACCCGTAGAACCTGCACCACTTGGGCCGGCACTTTTGAAATACGTGTTTCCAGATAAGAACTCTTCAACTAGGTTGTGAACTGTCATAGGATCTGCATTATCCGTATAACGTTGTTTACCTTCTTTGTCAGTAACCATTACGTTACCGTCTTCTCCTAGTTTAATCTGTCCTCTCAGTAGTTGAGCTACGTGATCAGGAGCAACACTTTTGGCTTTAGATGCCGCATCAATTAATGCACCATCAATCTTAATAGTTTCAAGCTCAGAACGTAGTCTATGGATTTCTCCTTCTGACTTTTCCTTTTGCTTTTTAAGAACACCGTTAAAGTCTTCCTTATTGATCAGTTTCTCTTCCTCAACTTGCTCTTTCAAGCTCTTGAGTGCGTTGTATTCCTCTAAGTCAACATTTTCAAACTTCTTGTTAACTTGGGCAATCCTTTTACCAATCAGTTCATTTACCTCTTCTTGAGTGAACGTCTTAGTTTCAACCTGGGATTCTGTATTTTGGCCTGTTGCTGTATCCCCAGTGTCTACAGTTTCAGTTTGCATTTCTGCACCATGAGTTTCAATTGTCATGTCAATATTCCTTTGTTAAGTTAGGGTTGGGTGTATTATTACACCATACTTACTTTATATGTTTATTTATCCTTTTGGATTTCATTCATTGGGCATCCAATAGTGTCTGCAATTGTATCCACCACGGACTACAAAAGCATCACCTGGCTCTTTTCCAGCCCAACTTCTGCTACTCCAAATGCTTTGTATTTCATCTATAGTGAGTTCTTCACCTAACATTTCCATACAAAACGGTCTGCTACTTTCAATAATGCTACCACTGTATGTGAACTTTTCAATTCCCAAACGTGTGGCTCTTGCTTTTGCAAATGCACCATCAAAACTTCCTACAACTTTATCTACTACAGTAGACATCAATACAGCCAAACTGGCTGATGTGTTTACTGTTTTAGGTAATTTACTTTTTATTTGTGCAGCTAACTTACTAAGATCCTCTGATGGTGTTCCTGGTGTTAGTTGCATCTTACGTAGTTTACGTTGCATACTGCGTATACTTGGATCATTAGTTTCCATTTGTATTCCGCTAATTCTTGCTCTTGCACTTTCTACAATCTGTGTTATGGCCAATCCTGCTACAGTGGCTAATACTACTGTGCTTACTACATCTTCATCAGCACTTTGAAATGTTTTACTTAAACTATCACTGCTGGTTTGAATTAATGTATTAGCTGTAGTGTTATCTTCTATAGTGCCTGGATACTTGCTTTGTGCTATCCAGTCATTGCTAATGTCACTAAGAGGTTGTGCCACAGATCTCACAGTCTGACTGTTCCTATTAAACGCTGCAATGATCTGTGGTCTTACCAAGTCAACTGGTAGACCTTGGGCTACCAGTTCCGCTACTTCATTCTCTAAACTCTTTACACTATCAAAAGTGTCTGCATCTATTGAATCAAGTGTGCGTTGTAAGACCTTATCATGTTTTTTAACATTGAAAGCCAAATTTATTCACCTTCATGTTTAAAGCCCATTTCTTCTAATGCCAAATGTTGTGCTTCATCTGTAACAACTACTGGCAATCCTGAAATAGGATCTGTCATTTCATGGACTTCAAAGTCTGAAGTTTCCATGTCTGCTAATATCTTTGATTGTATTTGATCATCATCTACTACTAGTGCAACAACTTGTTTGCTGATCTCATCTTGGAACATCTTGTTGTTTACACCTGAACTACGTGCTTGCATAAGCAAGTTAAGTTCTAAATGTTCATCACGCATATCAAATGTGTCTGGATAATCAATAGTAAATGTTTCTGGATAGTTCATATCTTGCCAATCCATCCATATGTTCCACATTTGTAGTTCTGTTTCACGCAATGTATCTGCAATGTCTGCCAGTTTAGCGTTTAATAACTGACGTTCTGTTTGTATTGCTACACCTGACATTGGAGTGCCATTTGTAGCTTGTATGCTTGACGTATGTGTCATACGTTGTATTGCTTCTACTGAATTTTCAATTGTTTTAAGTATACTATCTGCTGTGCTTAG